TAGTTAAAGGAACAAACGATAATGCAAATGCGAATCCGAGCACATCAACCAATAATGTCCGATCTTCTTCTAGCATATTACTCCGCCGCTCCTTCTACTTCTTCGTTTATCAAATAACCCTTTGCTACCCACTCTTCAATCGTGCGGCACTTAGTACGCCTTGTCGTAGTTGCTCCTACGGATTGTACTTCAACACGGGCACAATACTTGCCTTCGTCGTTCAATCGAGCAACGTATGACTTCTCTTGTGCCTGAACAGGGGTTGACATCAGTGCAGTAGATACTACTACACCAGCGCATGCTGTGAATACAGCTTCTTTAACATTTTTCATTTTAACGTCCTTTTGAGATTAGATTTTGATTTCGATCTTTCTCGGACGCTGTTCTTCGGGCAGTTCAACTCTCAGATTAATGACTAGTAAACCGTTGACGAATCCAGCTCCATCAACGACAACATGGTCAGCGAGTCTAAATGTTTCCACGAATTTTTTGGTGGTAATTCCTTTGTGAAGGTATTGTTTACCTTCTTCCTCTTTAGGATTACCGCGAATGATTAGAACACCTGGCTTTGCCTCGATGTCTAAATCCGCTCTTTCGTAACCACCCAGTGCAAGTTCGATGGCGTATTCCGTGTCATTATATTTTACAATATTGTGACGGGGGAAACCCTTCTCATTTGCGCCAATGGCAGTTAATCTTTCTACCTCGTCCCATACGTGGTCGAAACCAATGAAACGAGAATGTGGGAACGAAAACACTTTACTTCTTGTATTAACCATAACGGTCTCCTTTTCTTAAAGCGAGATTGTTGTCTAACTACCGGACCATTCCGCGTAGTCGTTAATATATATAACACTTTTGTTTTTAAATGTCAACTTTTTTATAAATTCTCCTCTGGAATCAGAATCAGATTGTAATGATCTTTTTCAGGACTGTATTCTGCCTGTCCCATCTTACGAACATAACCCAAATCTTTCTTTCTCAATATTTTCCAGATATCGTCGAACTCTTTTAAGTTTTTATCCCATTGTTTTTGTGGCCAACCAAATTCAATATAGATTACGGGGCGACATCTTTCAACGGTATTAATAGATCCTTCTAACACTAATCGATCGGGCCCGTCAACATCTATTTTCAGAACATCAATTTCATCAACTTCTAAATCATCAACCGAATGCAATCGAACATCACCACCTCTTTCTGACAAAAGTGTTTTTCCAGCACGATGACCCCAAGCTGTTCGATACCAAGCACCAAAGTTATATACAGTGGATCTGGAGAGGTCAATGTTCATCGAAAGTGGTAACATAAACTTTTCGAGCATCTCAATCGTATACACGTGTTCGAAACCTGCTTTGTGAAATGCCATTGTGAACGAACCAAATCGAGCACCTATATCAATTGCCTTTCGAGTATTCTTACAATAAGAAACAACTTCTTTTACCTGATCTTCTGCATCATTGGTCTTGTATTCTGTTATACCACCGTCTAGTAATTTGTTTTGATCGTAACGCTCTTGTGACCACGTATTACCACTTATAAATTTATATGGTTCTGGTTTCATCATATAACCTCTCTATAGTTATGTGTCTTTCAACTGGATGTTTCAAGTCGGTATAAACTTGACTGTTACTATAATAATTTATCTGAGCTTCTTGACCATAGATTTTGGTTTGAAGATGTTTTTTACTCTCGGGGGTTTTTACATTATGAACTATAATTGTAGGGATTCCCATTAAAATACTAATCCAAGATGTACCACCTTGATAAGAAATGTGTAGTTTACTTTTATTCAGACTGTCGTATACTTTCTGTATAGACGTATGATAATCGATATAAACATCGGGTTTGATATGTTCTTCTATTTGTCCTTTACTAAACTGGCGACCACCTTCGACAACACTCTTCCTCATAAAATTTGGAGTTGTTGGTGGTAGGTTACAGGTTACGATTTCTTTTGGGCCGGTTTTTTTCATAGACCAACATTGCGACGTTGGATGAACCATACCTACCTTTTTAGTATCTGGAGCAAAGGTCTTCATTGAATCGTATTTGACTATTTCTAAGTCAATCTTGAACCCGTTGGTAACCATACGATCCTTGATGAATTTTATTCTATCGACGGCCGATTCCGGTTCGTTGAATGCAGGTCTAAACATCCTATCGTCGGCATACAAAACGGATTTTATGTCTTTTTGAATTATAAAGGCCTTCATATGAACAAAACTGAGATAGCCACAAAATGCAGCATAGGACTGTTCATTACGCATAACAAAGTGATCTTCAATCATAACTATTTTTTATAAATATACCAAGACGGGTACGAACAATATTTTTCTTCGCTTACGAAATCAGGGTCAGTTAAATAGAATTCATTATACCCCTTATCCTTTAAAAAAGTTTCCAAAGATTTAACAACCAAAGGCCAATCTTCGTGATAATCGTCTCCAGCAAGAATACCGCCGGGTTTTACCTTTGTATACCAATCGTAAAAAGTTGCACCATCAAGTTCACCATTGTGGGCGAACCCATCAACGTAAACAAAATCTAAAGAATTGTCATCGAAAAGAGTTAACGCATCAGAAAACATCATTCTTAAATGACGGTATTCAGTGAAAAGACCGATATTTTCTAAAGCACCTTTATATTCATCAACATTGTGTTTTTTGCCGCCGCCCACAAGCGAAGAATCATAAACATCAACACCGAAATAATGTGAAAATTTTTGACTCTTAATTGCTCTTTTTGCAAAACGACCTTCTGCGATACCAAGTTCTACACCAACACTATTATCATTTAATAAATCGAACAAACTAAATCTGTTTGATTCTTTAACCACTATTTTTGACACCATATCACTTATTTCCAATATTGTACTTTGGACACAACTCCCATTGTTCTTTATCTCTGTGCGAGATGATTTTAATTTGACGTAACGGAGCACACAACTCAGCTTGTTTTGGATTCTCAAGGGTCAACAAACCCCAATCCGAAAGCAACGTAGCAATCGTGTTTCTTCGTGCGATATCGTTTTCTTCTAGGTTAGACTTCTTACCGTCAAGCAAGAACAACTCTTTAAAGTGAACGATAAAATACCGGCCCTGTTTATGAAGGATATGACAGGACTGATAAAGTTTTTGTTCTTTTCTAGAGGCGACCCCAATGCGTGTTAACGTTTCACGAATTTTTAAAAAATCATCTGGTTCATTTAAGATAATTTCTAACAGGTCGTTAGGATTCCATAGACTATTTTCTTCCACCTTTGTACACCTTTTTTCTAATTATTTCTATTTGTTCAGGTGTTAGAAGAGAAATTGCAGAACGCGCTTTTTCATTGCTATATCCATAAAACTCTTTAACAACTTCCAAATCATTGATACCGGAAGGTTTACCCCATTTAGTAAACCGCTTCCTTTTTCTTACTATATTTAGTAAAAAATGGAATTGTAACTTTTTGTCGATATGATGATACTTATTCATCTCGTTCGAGAGAATAACAGTATCTTGGAAGTAAGAAAGTTGGCGATTTACAATAAACGGTAGATATTCTTTTTCTACGTCATCATCAATCATAATATCTTCTTTAGTATAATTAATACTATTCACAAATTCAAATGGATTCATTATTTGTTCTTTTCATATGTCTCATTAATTAAGTCAGCCTGTTCTTGTGTCATCTTACGACTAACAAGTAGTTCACCACTCTTAGTAACATAACCTTTAGTGGTTGCGATAGCGTCTTTGACCCATTTAGGTCTTTTCAATTGTTTTGGAGAAAACTTTGGTTTCGATACTTCTTGTACAGATTCTTCCTTGATTGATTCTACCGGAGTTTCTTTAATATCATCCAGAACCAAAACTTCTTTTGCCTCCACCGTCTCCGGAGTTTCTTCTCTCCTAGTTACAATTGCCTTTGTACTTGCAATTAACAGTATCACTGCAAGGGGATCGAATACAAATACTAGAGATAGAATTACTCCACGAACTGCCTGATCATAGTAATTCTTAGCCTGTTCTCCATATATCAATTCTGCGATATATTTAATTGCACCAATCTCTAACTCAAACGCAATATTTTCTCTCTTTAATTCTAACTCTTCTTCTTGTAGTTTGTCAATAGTTTGAGAAATTTCTTCACGTGAAGTTTCTAATTGTGTGCGTTCAGGTTTCTGTTCTTCCCTTGCATTCAGTCCTCTAGTAACAAACCCTCTCTCGATATATTCATCGAGAGCGGCATCCAATGATGCTAGTTGTTTATCTATCGCATCCAGCCGTCGAGTTTCTGACGAAAGCTTTCTCTGTACATTTTCCAGTTTCACAGTATTATTGGATGTCTTAGTTTCTTGTTCCAAATGTGCTTTGGAAAGATAACCGAAGATACCCATACTGGTAATAAACATCAACACAACTACTGCGAGTGTGAGATATGTCTTAATAGGAATACTAATTCTTTTCCATTCAAGATGTAACCACGCAGCGGTTACTAGTTTGCCCACTTCGAGTGCACTGGCCATAATCACTACTGACCAAAAGGCACCCGCAAAGATAGTGGACAAACCAATAATAGAAAAGAATGCAGCGATCACCGCCAAGGAGATCGATGTTATGAAAGCTAGATAATTTGTCAAACCGAATACTTTTGTTACGGAGTTACTTTATATTTATATTAGCCATAAGTTCTGTTAGACAAGCCACCAGATTTAACTCATGATCAGCAACAAACGCATTCTTATATTGATAGTCTGCAAGAATCAACACTAAATTAGGGATAGTACTGGTCTCGACATTATCATACATTCGATCATAGATGCCACGGAAGATCGTATTTGGATCAACATCGACATTATTCACAACCCAAGTTCTCATTTTCTTAAAGTCTTTATCTTTAAGAGCCTTGAAAAGCAAACCATAATTATCATTCGCATCATTAGTGGTAACCGGAGTTTCCAGATGACCACCAATCGAATGCCTTTGACACTCATTGATAACACGTCTCCAATCAGGTGCGTGTTTCCATATCAGGGGTGCCAGAGTCTCGGTCTTATATTCAACAAGTTCTTTGTCTAGAATATTTTTCAAACGTGCAAGAAAGTTCCCACAGAGTTCTGCGAGTTCTTTTTTGGTGGTGTTGAATTCGTATACACCACATCGAGAATGAAGTGGTTCAATGATACGGTTCTTGAAATTGCAAGTAAGAATGAATCGACAGTTATCAGCAAACTCTTCGATGAATCCACGCAACGCTGGTTGAGTAGATTGTGGATTAAGGTAGTCAGCCTCATCGAGAATGACCACCTTATATCCACCTTGCAAAGAGATTGATGACGCAAACTGTTTTATCTTTCCACGCAATGTGTCAATGTTACCTTCCTCAGACCCATTGATTACAATATGGTCTAAGTCAAGTTCATTACACAATGCTTTTGCAACGGTAGTCTTACCCAGTCCCGCTGTTCCGGTGAACAACATATTTGGTAAGTCACCGTTCGCAACTATTTTTTCAAAAACGTTTTTAAGTGATTCTGGAAGAACACAATCACTAATAGTTTTAGGTCGATACTTCTCGACCCATAAAAAGTCTGTTGACATCTAATTTTTCTCCACAAAACATAATATAAAAAAGATTGGAGCGGGAAGCGAGGTTCGAACTCACGACCTCAACCTTGGCAAGGTTGCGCTCTACCAACTGAGCTATTCCCGCAAAAATCATCAGGAGTAAGAGAAAAATATTATGCGTCTTCAGGAATGGGTTCTGGGCCAGGGCCTTGTTCACCTTCGTTTTCGAGTAACTGAATTAACGCAATGCTTTGATCACGCAACTGACCAATTGTAGCCAGTTCTTCACCACGAAAACCACCACGAGCGCATACTGTATCAATTACAGCAACTGTGCTACGAGTAACCCTGTTCGCAAGGTCAACGATTTGTTCGACATTATCAGTCATTATTTTATACTCCGTAAGTACTAGATTTTTCAAGTGCTACCCAATATTCGGTAGCGGTTTCAATGTTCACAAAATGTGAGATTAATTTAGATGAAATACTAACTTCATAATCACCATCAACCATTTTCAGGTTCGAAATGTTGAAAATAAAATTAAAACTCTCATCACCAAAGTCACCATCCACATCGATAGAGAAGACATTAGACGTAGTGTCTTTATTGTCAATCACAGACAAACATACACAACCGTTTGAACTACTCACAGAAAGTTCTGTGTGTCCAAGTACAGAAGATGCACGTTTGATCTTTGATAGTGTCTGTCTATCTAGTGTAAACTTAACATCAGCTTCTGGCATTATAATATCTTTTGATGGTTTTGTCAAGATGTCTAGGTCAGAGTAATGATACTTTGTCCTAGATCGTCCCGAGTTGTCAATCACCAAAACATAGTTCTGTTCAAACTTCAACCGTGGACTATCCACAAGAGACAGTACACTGATGAATTCGTTCAGGTCATAAATGCCAAAGGTTTCGGGAAAATCAATGTCCAGTTTAGAAGAACTTAGCACGTTCCTCGCCTCTGAAATTGTTTTAACCGTATTACCTCTTTCGATTACGATGTTAGGATTGATTGTCGCATAGTTCTTGAGAACCGACATTGTTTTTTCAGAAAGTTCCATAATATAATTTCTCTAATGTTAGACAGCAACTACGTCTTCGTCAGCGGCATCCGCTTCGTCATTTTCTTCTGCGATGAGTTGTTCTTCATAATCATCGAGATCGTCAGTAACGGGTTCTGCTTCGGGTTGCTCTGGTTGTGCAGCTTCAAGGAAAGCCGTTAAACGAGATCGAAGTGTACCTACCGCTTGTAGTTCATCACCTTTGATGGCACCACGGGCGGAAACAACGTCAATCACATTTATCATTGCCGCGAAATCCTGCAATGAAATTTGTGCTGCGGGAACCTGAGTCTCCTCTGCAACAGCATCTGTTTCTACTTCACTCATTTTTTACTCCTGTTGTTAATTTGAGTTACAGTTAATATATAGTACCAGATTATAAAAAGAATGTCAAATAATTTTGCTGAAATTTTTAGATTTTGTAAACTCAATCTTTCTCTCAAACTTATTATCTAGCAGTTCGCCTTTGTGAGAAATAATAAACACGTTTGTTTCATCATCAAGCGTGTCTAATATCTTCAACAAATTTTCTACACCATCAGCATCCAAACTTGAATCGAACGTTTCGTCTAGAATCAATAGGTTGGTTGCAACAGAGTTTTTCATTCTAGCCACCTGTCTCCAAGTGAAAAGTAATGCAAGGTCTATTCGTTGTTTCTCCCCCTCACTGAACGAGGAATAGGAAAAGACATCTCTGTGTCTTGAACGTATTGTCTCGTTGAACCCCTCATCCAAGTCAAAGTGAACATAGAAATCTAAGACTTGTAGATATTGGTTGGTGAGTTTATTAATAACGGGCAAGTATTGTTTGATGATTTTGGTTTTTATACCAGAATCTTTGAGCATTTCTGTGATAACATTATTGTATTCCCGTTCCTCTGCCAATAACATCTTATCGTCTACGAGTTTTGATTTATGTGTGAGAAGATCCTGCAACTCGACTTTAGCTTGTTGCAAGCTTTCTGAACCTTCCCCACACTTAGAAATTTGAGCACGTAACCCTTCTACGTATCTCTTTTCGTTCCTGAGTTCTAGTTGATAATTCTCTTGGTTTTTAACGTGAACACCAGCATCCAGATATCGAGTCTGCACATCATCAATAATAGACTTTACGCTTTCCAACTCTTTTGCGAGGTTCTTTGTTCCTGCTTCGAGTTCTTTTTCTGATTCGTTGATTTCTGCAATTTTTCTATCTTTGGTATCAACGGTGATCTCTTGATCACAAGAGGGACATGTGTCGTTATTCTCATAGAACCTCAATGCTTGTGTATTCTTGACCCGCTTGTTGCCGATCATTGTCTGATATTTTTCTAGTTCAGCTTTTTTGTCACCAGCCTTAGACCACTCTTTCTCAAGAATCTTATATTGTTTTTTGATCGACTCATCGAGTCGTTCTTCAATCTCTTCAATCTTAGCGAGGTGCCTTGATAGTGTCTCTTCTTTTTCTGCCTTGGCCTCTGCTCCTAGTTTTTCCAGTTCTCGAATATTTTTTTCTTGCGAAGATATCTTGGTATCCGCCAAAGAAATAGAATGTCCATTCTCAGAAACTTTATCTTTGAGTACCGACACCTTTTCTTTTAACAAAGAGTTCATTTTCGAGAACACATTAATATCTAGTAGATCTTCGATAACCTCACGCCGATGTTGCGCTGGGAGTTGCATAAAAGGAATAAAAGATGAACTACCCAACACCACAATCTGATGAAACGATTTATGGTTTAATTTCAGAATATTTTGTTCGAGTATTTTTTGATATTCTTTTGCGTGAGAATCCTGATTGATCATTGTATCGTCTTGCCAGATCTCAAACTTTACAGGTTTCAAACCTCTCACAACTTTATATTTCTTTCCTAACGCAACAAAGTCTACTTCGACCAGACAACCTTTGCCATTGATCGAGTTTACCAATTGGGGTTTGTTAACGTTACGATGAGCTTTACCAAAGAGAGCAAACGATAACGCATCCAGCATTGTTGACTTACCAGAACCATTCTGACCAACGATAAGAGTCGACTTAACCGACTCCAAATCTATCGTTGTCCATTGATCCCCAGTTGAAAGAAAGTTTTTATATTTCAGTTGTTGAAATTTAATCATACGATTTCTAAGCTTTGCGCCTCGACCATTAACTCGTGTACTTTGTTTTTGATGCGGTCTTTGTCTAAGTCAGTGTCAACCGCATCAATATAAGTATACAACAATTTATCAGTAGATTCAACCGAAATATTTTCGTCTTCAACCTGTGCACCGGCAAAGTCTTGAAAGTTCTCAGCAATCTGCAAACCATAAATTTTCTTAGAGTTGATTCGATCAATCAGTTTTTCAAACTCAGCTGGTTTTGATTTGTTAACAACAATCACCTTTACAAATTTGTTGTCTAGGTGTGATACATTAGTAAGAGCCTGTTTAGACGATGTATCGTCATACAAAATCTTTTCAAAGATTGTGATGGGGTTCTCAATAGCGGTCAGTTCCCGTGTGTCAGTATCAAGAACGTGAAAATATTTTTTATCATTACAGTCAGACCAAAAGAATTCCATCTGTGAACCAAGATAATGAATGTTGTTGTTCTGCGACTTTGTGTGAAAGTGACCAGACAATACCATATCGAACTTTTCGAAGGTGGCCGCATCCATACCATCTTTACATTCGATTCCTCTCTGCATTTCAAATCCACTCAGTTCTAGATGGGCGCCGCAAATATCAGCCTTACAAGTCGCAATGAAATCTCTAATTCTTTTCTCGTTCTCGTTGTTAATCCAAGGAAGTAAGGCAACTTTGCATCCGTCATAGTCAACCACTTCGGGTTCTTCGATGATACGAACTTCTGACATATAGTGACCAAGAAGTTCTTTCAAAGCATTTAATCGATTGGTGTTCTTGAAGTAACAATCGTGATTGCCCGGAATAATATCCATATGAATACCATAGTCCCTGAGTTTGTCAAGGAATATTCTTCGGTTGTGATGTAACGCTTTAAAATTAATCGAAGTACGGTTTTCATAATAATCTCCAAGATGTAAAATCTTTTTGATGTTATGTTCCCTTAGATATGGAAAGAAAACATCGGTATAGAACCGTGATTGATATTCCATAAAAATTTCAGAAGAATTACGAATACCACAGTGGGTATCATTCAGTATAGCTACTTTCACCAGTTATGCACCACGTTTGCCATTATAAAAAAACACGTAAGAAAATTAACCCCCACAATAACAGTACGTAGGAGTGCAACATAATTATCGTAAGGTTCCGTTTTGTCATCAGAGAATCCGCCAAGGGCGTATTTCCAGATAGTCCACAATTTGTTCATTATACACTAAACCAAGAAGTCTGTCAAGTCCGAATCTGCGTGACGGGTTCTCTTCTTTCGTTCTTTCTTTGAATACTCTTTTACAGCCTCATCATTCTCTTTCACTGCGTCAATACGTTCACGTAAGTCATCAATGAATGCCTGTGTTTGTTTTGCTGCTGGGTTGTTCTCAAACTCTTCTGCGACCAGTTGTTCAAGACCAGTCTCGGACAGGTATCGGAGTTTGATATCTTGTTGTTTCTTTTCTTTCTGAATCCTACGCAAAAATGCATACCACGAAATTTGAGTGAAGTATGCGAATGCGTTTGGTTTACCTGTACGTGTAGCGGTCTCTATGTTGTAATTGTCAATCGCCTTGAGACAGTTCTCTACAGCATCCATCACCATCTCTTCACGATAGGTGTAACGAACAAAGTTTGCTTTGTGTGACAGACCCTCAGCGATTTTTAGAAAACATCGTGCGATATAATCAGGAATCACTGGTTTAGGTTTTCCTTGACTGACATACTCATTCGCGTTAGTGACGTGATCGACGACAGCTTGAGAAAACTGAGCATTGTTAACGTAATGGGGTTTTTCTTCTTTTTTCATATAGTAAATCTCAATTAAATCAATAATTTATTATTGCATAAAAATTTTTACTTATCAAGGCTTGACACATTAGAAAAAATGTGTTACCCTAAAGCTTATAACGCCAGGGATAATATACTAGTGAATTAGAGGCGGAAACGGAATGATATTTGATGCATCAGAGTCTTTTGGGTTCATATCTCTATTTGTTAAATCATTTATATATTCTGCTAATCTTTCAAATCTTCTCTGTCTCTCTTCAGAAAAGTCTATTTTTCTAAATTCGCCAGCTTCGTTCATATCTTTTACAGCAACATCATACTGATGAGCAAGTCCCTCTGTAGGTGCGGCAGTAGATACGATATGTTCAGAATTTACAACTATTAAATCTTCACTTGATTCTTGATAATGCATCCAAGGTTTGAACATATAGATTCGGGTGTCTTTTTCATGAACCCAAACAATCTCCATACAATTACGAACAACGATTTCAGAAAAATTTTCTTCAGCCCATTCAATAACATCACATATAATTTCTTGTCCATTGGTCAGAACAAACTGTTTAACATTTCTTTTTCTATTCATAATTTTACTTCATGCATCTTATAAGGAAATTGTTCACTATTATATATCTTTATTCTTTCAGCGCTGTGTCGGAGTGTAAAGTTGGGTTTACCCTTGGATCGCAAGTCATCGGCAATGTCGAATAGTTTGGTTGTCCTCCCGTCATCTGACACTCGTAACCCGCGGCCAATTGATTGTAAAACCCTGATCTGGGATTTGCTTGGTGAGGCAAATATGATGTTGTGTATGTTACGTATATTGATCCCAGTAGAAAAAGTACCAAGAGAAGCAAGCACCACAGCATTGGACTGTTTTTCAACAATCTTTCTGACGGCTTCTCTATCGGTTGTTTTAGTTTCGCCTGACACATAAAATAATCTTCGTCCATCATCCAACTTATCCTCAATCAAATCTCTTAAAACTTTACCGTGTTTCTCTACTAGATTGAAGAGAACAAGAGTATTACCGTCAAGAGACAGAGCGAGATTACGTATAAATCGATTACGTTTTTCGTTCGATACCAGAAAGTCAATCTCCTCTTGATATGTGATGTTGTGAAGTTGTTCACGAATTTCCTTTTCGTATTGAAGTAATAGTATATCTATATCTAATTTCGCTAAAGTTTTTTGTTCTTGCAATTTAACTGTTGTGGTCACTTTATGGACAGGCCCAAACAAACCTTCGAGTACCATCTTGTTTGTTTGAGTACCGTCCAAAGTTCCGGTTGTACCGAATCGATACTCAGCGTTAACCGATTTATTCATAATAGAAGAAAGAGATTTTGCTTTGAATCCATGACACTCGTCACCAATCACCATACCAAACTGTTCGAACCAACGTGGGCCTAGTTTATGAATTGACTGCCACGTACTAATCATTACAGGTTTTTCGGTGTCTTTGTCTTTACCAGAATAAATGAGATGACAATTATCTTCTACATCAAAGTTATAACTGTTAAAGTCAGAATACATTTGTTCGACCAAACTTGTGGTGGGTACAATCAACAAAACTTTTTTATCTTTATGTCGATCTAGATACCATCGAATAAGAAGGTAGATAATGAATGACTTACCCGATCCTGTAGGTGATACTAAAACACTTCTCTTATTTTCTAGTGCGTGTATGAAGGCATCATACTGATAGTCACGAGGCATAAACGGCAGATTGATTTTTTCAACCCACCGCATTAGATCCATATGGTTTAGTTTGTTTTTAGTGCCAGGCCATCCGTAAGGCGTCTCTTCATACTTCAACGGTACGCCTTTTCGGTAGACAAACTTTTCTATTTCTGATAGAAGTCCGGCATTGATTTCACCATTCATACGATTGAGTAGATGAATCTTACCATCCCATCGCCGAGACTTGAACGCAGGCATATATTTTGCGCCCGGAACATCGAAAGAAAAATAATCATACAACTCTTGGGCTAGTGAAGGTTCACACTCCGCCAACTGTAACATCGCATGATTTTTCAATTTCAACTTAATCACATTAGAAACCGGCTTCAAACTTCTTGTAGTCAATCATATTCTTAATCGTCTGGTGTCGCCAATTAAGATTGTTAATAATTTCTGATAGTGTATCTATACATTCCTTTAGATATGTTATTCTCGCTTCACTTTCAATTAACTCTGGATCTGCCTCAACATAATGTTCCATCTCACCCTTGAGAATTTTTAGTCCATTAAATGGATCAGGTTCCCATCCAAGACGTTCAACTTCTTCTTGAGACATCTTACCGTTGTACCATTTCCATTTATCTAACATCAACGCCTTTTGTTTAAATTCAGCATCTTTCAATTTGAGACGAGCATTCGACAACATCGAAAGATATTTCGCGTGGAGTGCGGGCGTGTTGCGAGATGTTTCGTCTAAGTGGGCTTTAGGAATAACACAATCCTCTTCCCACATAGAACGTATCATTTTTATATCCATAGTATTGATTTCCTAGAACTTTTATGATATTCTACCACAATGTACTAGGTTTTTCAAGTTATAGTAATTCGTAATAGGAGTATCTAAAACCAGCTGTAAATGTGAGGGGTGTCACATCACCACTTTGTGATGTAAATTCAACGCCAGATACATTAATAGGAAACGCATTGACATAACGAATTTGTTTGTTCGCATTGTTGTGGCTGGAGAGTACAGTAACGGTAATGTCTGCTTCAGAACTAAATCCAGAGAGAATTGTACCCGCAGCGGTTTTGTATTCGTCGTTGACAAGGCGGTTTAACCACGCAAACATTTCTTCGTAGGCCTTCATATCTTCGTCAACTAGAAAAGTAATCTGCAATTCGTCAAACAAAATCTTATCACCAACTGTAGGAATGTTTCTTCTTGAAAATTGAATGTCCACGTCCGACACCGAAACGCCCGGATGTGTTACTGATTGTGCGAAATATTGTAGATTGGGGTAATTATCTTTAGAGATCGATACCGCAAACCCTGTAGGTTGAAGATAATTAATGTTTGTTGTCAGTTCTGCCACAGTGTAAACCCTTACAGTCTTTTCTTCTATTTATATGTTGACTTTATTGAAAAAATGCTATATAATATATCAATCGTTTGAGAATTTATTTTTATGATTTTATCTAAGTCTGACGCCTACTATGCGGCAAATGTGTTCAACGAATTCTTTCAAGATATGGAAAGAGTCGATGACTATATGCGTCAAGTAAAACTTGAGCGTATGGAATCTTATCCCCGACCTCTATTTGGAATGGGCCCAGAAACGGATCTGTTCGACAGTCCAGATATGCACCCGAATGATATGGACATCTCGATTCATCCGGTCAGTGCATCTAAACTTCACATGTATCTTGAGATCACAACATCGGCGGCAATCGAATCAAGTATTCCTGGCAAGTCTTTATGTTTACTGGTACGTGAGAACAACACTGGTACATATCTTGGTATGATTCGATTGGGATCGCCCACCATCAATTCTAAACCGCGTAACGAATGGTTGGGTAATCCTCTAGACTCTCTTAATCCAGATGTAATGCGCCGATTCAATCAGTCTGCAATTATGGGTTTTGCTATTGTAGCTGCACAACCGTTTGGTTACAATGCATTGGGTGGTAAACTCTGTGCGGCGATCTGTTGTTCTCACGCAGTGCGTCGATTACTGAATGAGAAGTATGACACCAACTATTGTATGTTCGAGACTACGAGTCTGTATGGGTCAACCAAGTCATCGTCACAGTATGATGGTATGAAACCATTCTTACGTCACAATGGTTTGACTGTCTCTAACTTTGCACCGTTGATCAATGACACACGATTTCGTGAACTCGATCAGTGGTTCCGTGAACGAAACGAGGGTGAGTACATCATCGACAAAGAGGCATCGTCACGTAAACTCAAGACACAGACTCGTATGGTTGGTTTGATCAAAAGTGCATTGAAAGAACACGATGATGATGCATACAAAAAGTTTTCAGAAACTTATACAAAGGCACTTGGACTGACAGAACAGAAACGCAGCTATGTGTCTACGTATGGATATGAAGCACAGTCTGTGAAAGACTATCTGAATCTTAAGCGAGATGATTTAGTCAAGGCAGAAAACTTTGATCGTTTTGAATTTGAGGGTGTTATTGACTGGTGGCGCAACAAGGCGGCACGACGATATGACACACTAAAATCTGAGAGCCGGTTGAGAACTCAACAGGAAACTTGGAACGTCAACCCTGAAGAAATCGATATTATTCGTTAAAAAGTGTTGACATAGGTGCCATTTTTTGGTACTATATAATAGTAAGGTCAAAACCTTACACCTTTAACTTAATGGGCAAGATCAGATTTCTCGTTTTGAGACTGACAGATCCCGAACTTATAGGAGGCTTTATGCCATTACCAAAAGGACTCGCCGCGTCCGAAACACGGCACTTCCCGCTTCAGTCACACGGAGCACGTTTTGTCGAAACTGTCGACATGAACCCTGTTAGCATTTTTGTTCCTCAGACAAAGAGAGAGTTGCGTAACTTTGTACGTTTCCACTTTGACCCTGAACACGCACAAACGTTAGCAGAAAATCTGTTGAGAGGAATTGACCCATCTCAACCTGTACCTGTTATCATGAAGTTGCCTACACCTATTAAAGTCGATGGTGTTGTCTATACTTACATCCTGATTGCAGGGTTCCACCGTCAACGTGCCATTTTAAAGAATGGTTATGAGTCATACGCATACGATCTGTATGAGTTTGGTGTAGATGGTGTATCACAGGCAAAGGCAATCACCACTTTCCAGTTAAAGGAAAATGATAAGATGCCTTCGAAACGATGTAAGAAAGATGAGATTGTTAACGCAACTGCGTCGTTAGTGTCTCAAGGTCTTCTCGACAACAATGAGGAAAACATTCAGGCATACATCGATGATGTCGCTTCAAACTATCCAAAACAATCACGTACTGCAATGGCTCGCAAGGTCATCAAAGCGTGTGGTTCTTATCAAGACTATGTGACGTTTGATTTCAAACAGTGTCAAGATTTTCTTAGTCAGATTCGAAACTATGAAACTGGTACACCAGCCTATTATACAGGTTGGGAGTTTGATGACGTTCGTGAGAAACGTGGTGCAACCGTTCTTGGTGGTTATGAGATCAAGGCAATTCCAACTGCCGCGGAGTATTTCTTGATGCAAGGTCAAGAATCATACTTCATTGGTCACACACCAATGCCTAAGAATGGTGAAACTGCTGACGAAGCACGCCAACGCATCTATGATCAGATGAAGTTAACTGAAGCTGCAATGATCAAAGCAGTTCGTTTTTACGATGAATATGGTCGATTCCCTTGGGATCTTGAGGCATGGATGGCACAAGATAATCTTAACGGAGAGACTGGATTCTTGAAGTACGACTACAAGACAATGTGGAATAACTTCAAGTTACGTTATCCAAAGGTTGCTGGATGGTTCCGACGCAAAACCGTGTTGAGGCAAGTTGTGTAAGGACAACGTTTAGTTAAAAAAAGGGGGACCACAAAGGTCCCTTTTTTTTAGAATACAGAAACTATTGCGAGTTGATTAACCCTACAGTTCTGTTCCTTCCTTCCCTGTTTTACCTTTATGGTCTTACCAACCTGAACACGTCTTTTACTGACAGTGATGTCAGTCTCTTCGTTCTCTTTTAGTTGACTCTTGCAGTCAACATCGATCAACCATTTATAATCGTTGTCACGGATCTGAATGATCTGTTGGTCTTCTTTTATTTTGATTCGGAATTCATCTGCCACGGCAGTTCCGGTGAATAATATCGTCATCACGACGAGGGCGAGCTTAGTCATGTGTATTTTCTCCTTACGTTTCACAACGTGCTAAAAATATTTATACAAATATTAATCTTATCTTAACACTATCTTAACAAAAATGTCATATAATTTTTACACTTTTTCATAAGTAATTTCATGATCTCAGTAATAACATTTTTAATTTTGATCCCCGGCGGACTACTGTATTCTGAACACATCGAACGAAAGATTGATGCGTGTTGGAAACGTGGTGAGTCTTTCTGCACCTATCGTATGAAACCCCTAAACAACCCATGGCGCAAACGATATCTCGAATCACTAGAAGGTGGTATTGATAAGAAGCTAGAGTGTGAGGTATGGTTAGATGCAGACAAAGAGTTTGCAATAAGTGTTTTGGGATGCGACCCTCTTGCCGTTGTAGACTTTGAGAAACCTTGCCCGTTTGATGCTCCCTCTATGCGAGGTATTCAGAGTTGTCGCCCACGCTGGGCATAAAAAAAGGGAGTCCGAAGACTCCCTCAAAAATGTCCCTATTGGGATTCTTTTTATTAGTCGAGAATGTTATCGACTCGGAAGATGCGATAGTACTGGTTAGCACGTACTGTGTTAGCCAGGTCACTCTGAGGTGCGCCTGTACCAGCATATGGGTTAGCGATCATTCCATAACGGGTCTTGAAACCGATCCGTGGTTGGAAGTCGTTCTCACCAACCGCACGTACCATCTGAAGAGGTACATATGGGCAGTAGAATACGCCTGAGTCATAAGGATTTGTACCCTTATAACCTACAGTTACGTAGTCTGAAGTCGCATATGGGTCGATGTATACTCGTGTACGACCGTTCAATACACCAGCAAAAGTGTTACCAGTGTCATCTACCTGAAGGTTAGTAGAAAGAGCGGGTGAATAGTCAAGCATACCAGCAGCAGTCAAAGCAGTAGCAACATCTGAAGAACAGATTACTACGTTACCCTTACCACGACGAGTGTCCTTAGCAATTTCGTTACACTCACGCTCGATCTGAACCAACATACCCTTGAACTTCTCAACAGACCAACGACCATCAGCGTCCGTAGACAGGTCGAAAATACCCTTAGTCGTTACGTTAGACTGGAGAGCACCAATCTTCGCCTGAGAGTTGATAGTACGGATAACTTCGCGGTTGATTTCAGCGAGGATCTCTGTAGACAGAATGTTTGCCAACTCTGTCTCTGCGTCAAGACCGTGGATTGCCTTCAGGTCTTGTGCGAGTTCGAGAGTGTACTCTGCCTTCAGTGCACGTGATACCGCAGTAACCGTTGCCTTCTCAATGGTGAATCCCATCTCGTGGAAAGAGTTACCACCTGTTGTACCAAGAGCTTCAGCAGTAGCTGTAGACATACCAGTACCGATTGTAGGTACGAATCGATCACCTGAGTCAACGATACCGCCGTCTGTCAAACCGCCTGGATCTGAGTCAGTAGCACCAGTAAGACCAGAAGGACCACGAGAGTCGTGACCAGTACCAGTAGTAGAGTCACCTGAGTACTGAGTCTGTGCTTCACCGAAGAGTGCTTCACCATTAGCAGGTGCACCAGTAGCAACACCGTCGATAGCTGAATACTTGCTCTTCATAGCGAAGATAAGACCAGTAGGACCAGTCATAGGTTGAACGCCACAAACGTCATATGCCATCAAGTTAGGCATAGCACGACGAACGAGTGCGATAAGGATGGGGTCCCAGTTTGCACCGCTTGAACCAGCAGCACTGGTCACAGAAGCGTTAGTGTTTACTTCGTTAAGTTGAGCTTGCTCTGCGAAGGCCTTCTCTTGGTTTTCCAAGATAGCAGCAGTGACAGCACGACGATGAGAATCTTTGATCTCACCAGCTGACTCTTCATTCAGAACCGGAGCCCACTTCTCAACGAGTTTATCGTAAGAAACTTGCATTTGCATTACTCCTTAATTATTTTTTTGTTCTTTTGATTGCATTGAGATAGACATCCATAGTTGAACCAGATTCAACTGCGGCATCAGTATCCCAATCTTCTTCGATTACTTCTTCGGTTGAAGTTACTTCTTTCTTGAAATAAGACTCTTTCACAGTTTTAACTTTTTCTGTGAATGACTCTTCATCTTCAAAGTCGAGAGAAGAAACCAAAGAACGTAATTTTTCTACTTGCGTGTCTGCAAGATCACGAGCGCTTTCACGGATAACCGTTTCACGCTGGTACTCTTCCAACTTTTCACGCATTTCTAATACTGAACCAGTTTGGTCGTTGAGTTTTTCTTCTAACTCTTCCACTGATGCAGCGAGTTCATC